ACCTGATAGTATATCTTCACATTCTTTTGATGATATTCTTTTTTCGTCTTTTCTTTCGGACATTATTTCTGTGTTTTTGAATGTTGTTATTGATACATAGAATATAAATGCTAAGATTATTATTATGAATGTTGATATTGGCATTAGATAGTATGATGCTATTGATAATGCTAGAGATATTAGTATTGTTTGTAAGTTAGATTGTAACATCTTTTTGGGTACAGTTTTTATTGAGGTGTCGTCCTACGTTTTGATAAATAAATAAGTTATTTTAAGGAGATTAGATAAAGCTAATCTTTGTTTTTCTTTAATATTATAGTTTGTCTGTTATTGATAGGTTGTTTATTGAGTTGATTTGTTGTTTTGTTGGCTATTGAGATGGTCTAGGTTAGCGAGATGGTTATCAAGGAGTGTTTTTTCTATGTTTTCTAGGGATTCTTTTAGTTCGTTGTATAGTTCTTCGGTTATTGTGTATGTTTTGATTGCTTTATTGTATTTAAAGTCTTGTTTTAGGTTGTAATCTATTATGTTGCATAGTGGGTTCATTATGCTGCTGTAGTTTCTGTTTATTCTGTGTAGTTCTTTAGACATAGTTGTAGTGTTTAATTAATAAATATTAGTAATAGGAGAATATATAAAGCAAAAGTTCTATTATGTTTTTGCATAAATAGGGGTACCCGTGTTTGAATTATGATAACGTACGGGGCGTTATACATAAGAGTCTAGCCTCTCGCCAGTTTATTTATTTTTAAAGGGGTGTAATTATGACATTTGCAAAAAAAATGCTGTAATTTTATGAATATGTTAACGCTCTATATATGAGAAATTCGTAGTAAACAGGGTATTTTTTTATGAAATTTGCAATATGGCAGAAATGATAGCTTTAGGATTATTCACTTACTTCGCTGTATTCTTTGCTATAATCGGTATCTTGTACGATATGAGGCGTAATAGTAAAAAGAATGGCAAAAAGGAGGATTAAGTTAGGAAGGTCGGCAAGTATGCCATACATGCAAAGGTTCTGTATACTTGCTACTTTCTTATCTTTACTAGGATCTTGTGTTAGTTATAAAAGACCAGCTAGTTATTATCAGCCTAGTAAGCCTATAGAATGTTTTTGTGATGAAAATGATATGTAATGAAAAAAGAAACAAGGGGTCGTAAGAGGAATAGAAATTCCGTTTATCAGCCTATAATGACAGAGGGTATACCTAAGATGCAGGAGTGGGAGAAGGAGTATCAGGAGTTCTGGAAAACGCAGTTACATAGATGCATACATGGATACAAGCCACATGGACATGCACATATACCTGGAAGGTATTATTTTTATTTAAACTTTGTTAAGTTTCCTACAGCCTTTGGCGGAAGTTCCAGAAAGGTTATGGATTTTCCGTTTTATAGGGATATAGATCACGAGTACTTTCAGAAGATAGAAGAGTGCAAAGAGCAGGGTAAGGGCTTAATAGTTTTAAAGGCTAGGCGGAAAGGTATGAGTATGAACAATGTTGGGGGTATCTGTTTGTATGACTTGACTATACAGAAGGATGTTAATATGGGTGTAGGTTGTTATCTGGAGGATGATGTTTTGGAGTTTAGAAGAAAATTTGAGAATCTATATAGTCAGTTACCGCAATATATGGTGCAGAATAGAGTGGCAGATAACAAGGATGAAATATCGTTTGGGCGAAAAATGCCTGACGGCATTATTAAGGGGTCAAGGAATACAATATACTTTAAACACTTTTACAATAACTCAGGTGCGTTTAGGGGTACGTCTTTAGACTTTCTATTGTTTGAGGAGGCAGGTGAAAACTTAAACTTGTTAAATAGCTTTTTAGTTTCTGAGGAATGTTTTAAAGAGGGATCTTATCAGTTTGGTACGCCTATTATATTTGGAACGTCTAACCAAATTAATAATGGATTAAAGGATTTAGAGGAGCTATGGTTTAATAGTGATAAGTATAATTTAGATACATACTTTGTTTCTGCGGCTAAAGCTTACTATCCTTTCTTTGATATAAGAACTGGTAAGTCTGCTACGCAAGAAGCTACTGATGATATAATGAGCAGAAGAAAGCAGAAGAAAGAATTACAAGACAAGAGGGCATACTTTACATACTTACAAGAGATGCCATTAAAGGACAGCGATTGCTTTATTGCTGGTGCTAGTAGTGTCTTTAACTTGGAGCTAGTACACGATCAGTTAGAGTTCTTAATGGATAATAAACGAGAAGCTGGCAAGGTAATGAGGGGTAGCCTAGAATGGGATTCTAATGCAGAAGGGGATATATTAACACATAGCGTTACTTGGGTTCCTAATAAGGATGGTAAGATGAAGATGTTATTACCGCCATTAGATGAGAATCCATATGTAGATGTAGGTGGGGTGGATCCATACTATAAAGATCAATCGGCAACATCTGACTCGTTAGGCTCATTACATATTCATAGAGGCGTATATAGCACTAATGAAGAAGACGAACTTCCTATATTTGAATATGTAGATAGACCAAAACAAGGTAAAGAAGAGTGGTATGAGAATTGTGCTAAAGTAGCTGTGTTTTATAACTGTCAGTTACTGGTAGAGGATACAGATGAAGAGTTCTTTAAGTGGTTCAAACATCATGGTTTTGCCAAATATTTAAAAAGATCTCCTGTTGTTTATAAGAGTTTATATAGTAAAGCGGCTAACCAATATGGATACAATATGTCAGGTCAAGGGCGTAAAATAAAGCTTATAGATACCGTTAATGAGTATATAAATAAATATTCACATAAAATATATTTCAAGGAATTATTAAAGGAATTTACTATATTTGGTGTAAAGAACACCGATAGAGTAATGAGCTTTGGTCTAGCACTAATACATAGTAAAGACAATTCATTCTTGAGATTACAAGAAATAAAAGAGGAAAATACAGAGGCTATGCAGTTTCCTGTGTTTACAAATAAAATGAAAAAGCTTAATCGTAAGAACATTTTTAACATTTATAACAAGCTATGACTACGCATTTAGAAGTAAATCAAAGCATAGAAGGGTTAGATATTACCGATAAATTTTTTCTGGCTGTGCCAGAATTTAAGAAAGTTATAGACAAATATGATTCGTCTGTAATGATCTTTGTCGTATGTTTGTATGATTACTGGTCGCCATATAGAAATTTAGAATATGATGAACGTGTAATAATTGTATCGCAAGATATAATGGGTGATAAAAATGCACACAAAAAACTTTTAAAAGAAGAAACGATAAAAATAGCGGCAAAAAAATATAGAGATTTACAGTATGATCCAATCTTGGATAGCTATACAGTAATATCTAAAAAAGTCAAAATCATGAATGAAGTTATAGATATGCATGAAGTTGGCTTAGAAAATATAAAGAACCTACAAGACGCTATTAAAGGCAATGAAAAGATTAATGAAATGATGATGAAGATGCAAGACCATATTAAGGACATGCAACGCAAATCTCCATTTAGGGGATTTAGCAATATTGAAGATTATCATAATTATTAACTATGCTGCCAGACTTATATGTACCGAAGGGTAAACTTAAAATAGATGAATGGGTTAAAGATGTACACGATAGTATAGATTCATACTATAGTGGATACTATGACGATTTCAGAGAGAAAGATTTTGACAACTATAATGTTTTTAATGGCATTATAAATAAAGATCAATTTGAGTACGTTACCGATACGTATAGCAATACCAACCCAGCTCGGTTAGTAAACTATCCAATAGTAAAAAAAGTTATTGACTTACTTGTAGGGGAATGGCTGGCAACGCCTATGGATCAATATAGCGTTGAGCTTGTAAATAAAGACGCTGTAGCACGTGAATTTGATAAAAAGGTAGGATTAGTATTTGAAAAATTAATAAAGCCTTACAGAAAAGAAATAGAAAAGATTGCAGATATAAATCTATACGATCATATGGGCATGGAAATACCTGACCATATAGACGTATTAGATAAAAATAATTATAGAGAAAATACAGCAGAGGTAGTATATAATGCTATTCTTGATTTATCTAACAAATATGATTATAAGCAAATCTTTAAACAAGGATTGTATGACTTAGCTATTACTGGTAAACAATTCTTTAAGGTAGACATTGTCGGTAAAGATCCTACTATTAGAAGAATAGATCCTAGAAACATTATATACGATGTACATGTAGGAGAAGAAGACATATCTAAGTCAGAATGGGTAGCGGAGCAGCGTTACATGACAGCATCAGAAATATTACATGAGTATAAACAAGATTTAACTAAAGATCAAAAATTAAGAGTAGCAGAGTTACGTCAGGCTAGTGAAGCGTTTATATCTCAAAACTTTGAAGACTATAGCAGGTGGTATAAATTTCATAATGGATATCTATCTCACATTAGAGTAGTAACTTGTGAATGGAGAGCTATAAAAACTAAAAAGGTAAAAGTATCTCCTAACAAATACAATCCAGACTATCCACATTATAAATTTTTACCTGATGGTTATAAGAAAAAACCAGGTGAAGATATTAGAGATTATGACTGCGTAGAAGTATGGGAGTCTACACGTATAGGCACAGAAATTATTACTAAAAGTAGACCTATTACAAACATAGTTCGTAGAGAAGAGTATGGGTATCAAGATGCTCCATTAAGCTACGTAGGATATGTACAGCATAATATAGATGGCAGAACCGTATCTTTTGTAGATATGATGAAGCAAGTAGCTATACTATATGATATTACTATGTATAATATAGAGCTAGTAATGCAACGTAGTGCTGGTAAAGCTGTTGTTTATGATACAAGTCAAATCCCTGAAGGTTTAGAGTTAGATGATGTAATATACCAAGCAAAGAATCATGGGTTTATTTGGATTAATGCAAGTCAAGAAGGTAATCAATTTAAAAATGGATTTAATCAATTTCAATCTATTGACTTTACTATGAGTAATAGTTTGACACAGTTGATTAATTTAAAAATGATGCTAGAGCAGTCTATTGAAATTATTACTGGTATTAACCAAGCACGTATGGGTATGATGCCTAACACATCATTAGTTGGTACTACAGAGTCAAAGATTGTTCAATCTTCTTATATAACACAAAACTTTTATCAGAGTCATATAAGAACTATTGAAAAATGTTTAACTAGAACAGCTGACTTATTAAAAAAGTGCTGGGCAGGAGAAAAAAGATTTATATTTTCACTTGGCGATAAAGGCACTAAGTTTTTAGAATTAATGGCAGAAGAAGATTTATCATTAAATGATTACTCTATTTATATTAAGAACTCTCTTAAAGACCAACAAACTAAACAAAATATTGTCGGTCTTGCTGAAGCTGCTTTGCGTGGTGGGCAAATTAACTTCCTTGATCTTGTTAAAATACTTAATACTGATACCGCTAAAGAAACTGAGCGTATTCTACAGAAAAGTATTGATGCTACTAAGGAGGCTAACCAAGCAATGCAACAACAACAAATGCAGATGCAACAAGCAGCAATGCAACAACAAGCGCAGGCTACACAAATGAAAGCACAAGCTCAAATGGATTCTAATAGATCAAGAGTCCAGGCAGCGCAAGTAGCAGCAGATGGTAAAGTGCGTGCTGAAGAAGTTGAGCAAGGAGGAAAAAAAGATTTTGAAGACCATAGATTTCAACGTGATTTAGACAGAATGGTTATGCAGGAAGATGGTATACAGAAAAATGAAAATGAAAAAGAATTGATAGAATTAAAAGAAAATACAATTTAATTGTAAATATTTTAAATAAATAGTGATAATTTTAATAAAAATGTAATGTTATGAGTAATGAAGTTGAAAATGCAACGGTAGATATGGCAAACGAAACTGAAGATATGGAAACTGCTTTTACCCTTACCCCATCGGTTTGGGAAAATGCATTGGCTGGAAAAAAAGTTGACAATGCTGAAACCGAAGAAACTGAGGAAGAAACGGTAGAAACTACAGATAGTACAGAATCAGAGCCAAAGGCAGAAGAAAGTACTCCTGTAGAAGAAGCCACAACTGAAACAGAAGAAGCGGAAGAAGCTTGGCAGCAGTTAGCTAAAGATCTAAATATAGAGGCATCCTCTTATGACGATCTGAAATCCAAATTATCTACAAAGGAAACCAAATTTATATATGAGGATGATACTATTAATGGAATAGAGGAAATACTAAAACTCAATGAACATGATTTGTTTGTTGCCTACAAAACTTATGTTGAAGGCTTTGACAAAGAAGATTCTGAGGAAATGTATAAAGCTCTAGAAAATAATGGTATGCTCCGTTTTGAGGCTAAAAAAGCCAAAAAGTTTTTTGAAGAACAAAAGCAAGCTTATGTAGGCAAGCTTAAAAATCAAGAAACTGAAAAAACAAGTAAAATCAAAGAAACGCAAGAACACTTTACCAACACATTAAAGGATGTAGTGTCAAAGACAGAAAAACTTTATGATGCGGTAGCGTTCAAGCCAGAACAAAAAAAGAAGGTACAGGACTATATTTTGACAGGAAAGTTTCAAAAAGATATTATTAACGATCCTAAAAAGTTAGTAGACTTTGCATATTTTACTTTATTTGAAGATACTATTAAGAATGTTTTTACACAGCAAGGCGAAAGTAAAGGCATCCGCAATATCTTAGATACAAGTAAAACATTAAAATCTAAGTCTAACTATACTGTTAGTGATAAACAAAAAGGTCTTTTTGATCCTAATAAATTCTTGTCTTCTTTATATTCAAAAAATAAATAAATAATAAAATGAGTGCAATAAAAATTAGTACAGGTACTTTTGGAGATTCTACTTTATTAGAAAACTCTTTAAGTCAAAATAGCTTATTGTACCCAATGATTTCTAAGGTTATCATTCGTCAGTACCCACAGTACGCTTTGACGTTTATGACTGATGGATTGGGAAGATATGCTAGTGAAAAAGTAATTGGTTCTAACAGTTTTGAATGGTGGATTAAAGGTCGTTTAACTAGACCTATGACTGCTACTGGTACTACTTCTGGAACTGGTGCTTCTAAAGCTCCTTTTACTGCTGAGTTCGTTGAAAACTTTGCTAATTCTAATGACATCTTAAAATTCAAAGATGGACAACAAGCGTTAGTAATTACTGAACCAGTTGTATCTGCTGGAGGATATACTTATACTATGATCCTTCAAGATGCTGATTCTACTTCTACTCTTACAGCTTCTAACGTTGCTGCTGGAGCAAGAGCTGGAATTATCGGTAATGCTCATACTGAAATGTCTGAAAAAGGATATGGAAGTTTAGCATTTCCTTCTAAGTACAGAAACTATCTTTCCACTTGCAGACAAGCTGGTGAGATTTCTGGTGATGCAGCTACTGCTGTTACTTGGGTTGAAGCACAAGGCGAAAGAGTATGGTATTTCCAAGCTGAAGCTGACATTCGTGAAAAATTCATGTATGAAATGGAAGTACAAAAATGGTATAACAAGCTTAACGTTGATTCAAGCGGTAATGCTCTTGTATACCAAGCTGGTAAACCAGTCATTACAGGAGATGGATTGTTTGCTCAAATTGATTCAGGTAACATCGGTACTTATAGTGCAGGTCTAACTGAAAAGCAAATTACTAATTTCTTGGCTGACCTTCGTTACACTAACGGTGCTGTAGATGCAGAGTATACTGTATTTGCTGGTACTGGTGCAATGAGAGAGTTCCAACAAGCTATGAAAGATTACTACATTGCTTCAGGTCAAGCTTTAGCTTATGATGCTGGTGCTGGCGCAGAAGTAGAATTAGGTAGCAACTTCATGACTTACCACGCAATGGGACTTAAAATGACATTGGTTCATACTCCAATTTTTGATGATCCTAACTTACACCACGATTTAGCTCCAGATGGATTACCTAAAGAATCGTACAAGATGGCGTTTATTAACACATCTACGCTTCCTGAAGGTGTTTCTAACTTAGAGTCTATCGTAAAAGGAGAAGGTGGTCACAACAGAGCATTCGTACACAAGTATATTCCTGGTATGATTGATCCGTTTGATCCTAAGTCTATCAAAGCATCTACTGCTAAAGATAGCTTCGGTGTTGAGTACTTATCTCAAAGTGGTATCATTTTAAGAAACCCTAAATCTTGCGGAATTTTAGAATATGTTTAAAGCAATGTAAAATAATAATGAAATGGAAATGACAGGAAACATAGTAAAGGTTAGACCAAGCAATCCAAGAAAAGCTGGTATATATACGCTTATGTCTAGATATCATGGTGATTATGGTTCTTTACATATATTAACTAATCCGTTAAGTGGAGAGGAAATGACAATACGTTATAACTGGGACTCGCTTTCAGAAGTAACGTTAAACTTAGACAATCAGGTGGATTTAGCCGTTTACGAATGGCTTAAATCTCACCCGATGGTCGTAGGTTCTTCTGCTCGCTTAAAAATAGTTAATGAAAGAGAACGTGTAGACACAAGTTTATTACACAAGCGTTTATTGACAAAAGCTTATGCGATCATAGATCCGTTGCAAGGTACTAAGCTTGCGAAATTTGCAAGAGTGCTAGGATTAAGTACACTTAATATATCTGAAGATTCACTTAAAAATGCGTTGTTTGAGTATGCTGATAAAGCACCAGAAAGCGTAATTAGCGAGTGGAGCGATAAAGATAGAAACTTTAAGGAGATGCTTAAAACTGGTCAAGAAAAAGGTATATTTAAAGTAAACAAAGCTGGTGTATGGATGTGGAATGAACACAACATGGGAATTAATTTTGAGCAAGCTGTAGAGTTTCTTAAAACTAAAGAAAATGCTGATTTGATTCCATCCATAAACAAAGAATTAAGGAAGATTAAATAATGACAAATACTGAATTTCACACAGAATTAGATAGGCGGCTAGATAAAACTGGCACAGCATATTTTACTGACGCAGAAAAAGATGCATTTCTTAATGATGCTTTATATGAATTTGTTCTTACTCGCTATAAAGAGTTTGAGCGTAATGAAAAAGCTAGACAAGATATTGCACCTTTAGTAAGGCGTGTAGTAGTTAAAACTGGTTCTACTAGTTCTGGTGATAGGAAGTTTTTTAAATTAGAAGGTGTTCCTAGATTTATGTATATTCTTAATATGGCTGGCATATTTAAAGATACATGTAATGGTGCTAATATTGTTTTAGATTACGATAGAAGTTTAACCAATTCAGATGATCCTACTCCTATAAGTGATCCTGATCCTGCAACCAAATATGATTTATTTGAGCAGCAAGAAGAACTTATAGAAACTGGTTCTAGTGGAACGGTAACATACTCTCAATCTGTAATGAATAGTATTAAGCCTATACAACATGATGATTGGTACTCTTTGAGTGACGATCCTTTTAATAAGCCAACCGATGGTTATCCTGTTTACAGGGTAGCTGGTGATATCGGATCAAGAAGATATGTAGAAATACAAAGCGATTCTAATCCATTAGCAGTAGTCATGGACTACTTAAAACAGCCTGTTCTTATAGATAAGGTTAATGATGCTAGTGATACAATAGAATTGCCTGTACAAACACATAGATTAATTCTTGATATTGCTGAAAAGAATATGCTTTCAAATGTGGAGAATCAATTTCGTACACAAGTTGAAACTTTTAATTACCGAGAAAACATTAAATAAAACTGTTAAATATTTTAAAAAATGAAAAAGACAATTCATTTAGATACTTATCAAGTAATTGCTGATGCAGCTAAACTTGATTCGTTACAAGTAAAAGATGGTGAGGTAGATTTTACCTCAGAAATCTCTGGCGTTGATGCCGATCTTATTGAAAGAGTAAAATATAAAGCTTCTGCTGCTGGTACAAATGAAAGACTTGACGTTACTGTTGGTTCTTCTACTGCTGGTGCAGAGTATAAAGCTACTCTTGTTATTAAAAGAGCTTTAGGTGTAGAACTTGAAAGAGTTTCTGCTTCTATTATTGCTTCTAGTGCTACTGCTAGTACTACAGCTACTGAGCTTGCTGCTGCTATTAACAAACTTTCAGGAGTTTCTGCTGTAGCTAATAGTGCTGACGTTAGAATTACTTTAGAAACTGCTACAGGCGAAGTTGCTGGAGAAGGCGATATTCTTGAAGTAAAAGTTGCTAAAGATGGTGCTGACTCTGGTTTTGCTCAAGCTGCTGGTGCTGCAAGAGTAGTTCCTTTTGGTCAATACACTCAAGTTCAAAGATTAGATGATGCTAAAGGTGTAGACTTTAAAGGTACAGCTGAAAGTGGTGCAGAGTATGATGAGGTTACTTTTTATTTAAAAGGTGAAGGCTCTGACAGAAAGCAAATTACTTTTTGGATTAAATCTGGAATTACTCACGCTGCATTTACTGCACAAAAACTACGTTCAGTAGGAGTTTCTGTTGGTGCTGCTGGAGATATTTTTAGATTAGCTCTTACTTCTGAGGCTACTGGAGCTTCTGCAAGAACTGGCAATATATATGTTGGAGGAAAAGTATTTTATGTAGATACTGCTGCTGCTGCTGATAATTTTGTTAAGTTACCAGAAGAATTTCCTCATGGATCTGAGGTTGCTATCTTTAATAATAGCGGTTCTAATGTTTTAAAAATTAAAGCATCAGGATCTGAAAATATTAATAACGCAGCTACTTTAGACGTTCCAGTTGATTCTATGGCTATCTTGAAAAAGATTGCTGATGATGAGTGGGGTGCTGTAATTAGCTAATTAATTTCTGAATAATGTTATTAAACGAAATACGTTATTCAATCATCAATACTGCAAAGGGAGGGGGAGTCGCTTCGGATGACTCTCGCCTCTCTAGCAGATTGGTTGATTACTGGATTAAGTATTATAGAAATTTCTTAATTCCAGAAGCTACAGATTTTGGCAAAATTTACCACCCAGACTTAATACAAGACTTGGGTTGTGTTGAATTAAGCACAGCAGATGTAGCAGAATGTGCAGGTACTTTATCTAGTGTAGAGTATGACTGTAACGTTAAAAAAGCAACAATACCTACTTTAGTAGATTTACCAAAAGATAGAGGATTAATATATGTTGGAGCAATTGGTAAACAACAGCCATTTGATATTATTAATGCAGAACAAGAATCTGTATACAAACATAGATTATTATCTAAGGTTAAGCCTAGAGCTTTTAGGAACGGCACAACACTATATGTTGTATATCCTAAAAACTATAGAATTAAATATGTTAACGTAAGAGGCATATTTGAAGATCCTACAAAAGTAGATCATTGTAATAGCGCAGGAAGTTGTGGATGTTTTAATATAGAAACAGACAATTTTCCTATTCCAGATATATTAATACCAAAGTTAGTTGGATTAATTATGAAAAATGAACTTAATATGTCTGAAAGAGTATTAGATGATTTAGATAATGACAATATAGATAATGCAAGACTATCGGGATACCAGAAGTAAGTATGCAAATTATGGAGATTTATATTTATCGGTAGAAAAAGAATTAAACGCTGACTATGATAAAATTAAACCCAAAGGCAATATGCGTATTAACTTTAGAGAGTTCAGAAAGATAGTTAACACTTATTTAGATTTAGTCATAAAAGAATCTATAGACTCCTATAATGGTAAAGACTTTTTAAAAAACTTTGGAAAGTTGCAAGTTATAGGTCATCCACATACAAAGCTATTACTTAATAAACGAGGTAATCCAGTTAGAACACATAATTTAGACTATGTGTTTTATAGGATGAAGTGGAAAACAAAACATGGTAATTATAAAATAGTTTTAGACAACTATTATAAAAAGAAATATTTATATAATTTAAATCAGCTGAATAAAGAATACCAAGTTTATGAAAGTACTAGTTGACAAAAAAACTTACGATAAAAGAATTACAGTTTGTACAAGCTGTGATAAATTTAAAAAATCTACCCAAAGGTGTGGTGTTTGCGGCTGTTTTATGTTTGTTAAGTCTTGGTTACACACAAACATAGATGGCAACTTAGTGCAATGTCCACATCCTGATGGTAATAAATGGATTCTAAATGAAACGAATTAGCTCAAAAACAATAGCAGCTCAATTAGTTAGGGACTTTGATGTTGATAATCCTAACAGAATTATAAATGCTGTTGCAGAATGGTGCAGAGAAGCATTGGTTTTTATTGGTACTAAAGAATCTTTTGTAAGAAAAGAATGTGTTGTTCCATACAAAAACTATAAAGCTGAACTACCACATGACTTTTATAAGCTTATAGATTTAAAAATAGGAGATGATTATCCTGAAATAAGTACTAGATCATTTAGAATTACTTCTAATGATGATGCTAATTTAGCAGATCGTAGAAGCATGCAAAGCTTAGATAACTTAGTTGATCCTCCATCTGCTACAATTACAAAATATAATGTTGAAAATGGATATATATATTTGACAGCAGAAAATGGTAGTGTAGGTATTAGTTACTTTGCTTTTCCTGTAGATGAAGAGGGAGATATTACTGTAGACATAAGTCATTTAGAAGCAGCTACATCTTACTGTAAATACCTTTATTTACAAAGTAGAGCAGTTAGCGGCAAAGTTCCATATCAAATATATAAAGATCAAGAATCTCGCTGGTATCAACAATGTGCCAGAGCTAGAGGCAATAATACTATGCCAAGCAGAGGTGAAGCAGAAAGATTAGCGTCAATATGGAACAATATGACACCATGGAAGGGTATCAGAAAATAATATTAGAAGATAAAAAAATGTTATTAGTGTTTGATGATGAAATATATGATAGTTTGATTCTAACAGAAGCTAATGAACGTTTTATATTTATGGAAGTATCTGGGGGTATACCAAAAGAAACTGTAATTTTGCATTATACAGTTCAGATAGAAGATAAATTAGATATAAATTTGAATTAATGAGATCTGCATTTAACACATTTAGTAAAGGTATGTCTAGAGATTCTGGATATTCTAATATGGGTAAAAACACATATAAGCTATCTAAGAATGGAAGAATAATATTTAAAGGTGTAGATCCTGGTACTTCTGTAGATCCTGGCAATTACGCATGGTGTAATTCAAATGGAAATGAAATAGCGTTTTCTTTACAATCAAATTATTTGTTAAAAGGAGCGGTAGAAATAAACAACAAACTAGTAGTACTTAGTTATAATGGAACATATAGTGAAATAGGATTAGTTACATTTGCTGGTAATGATAAAACCACACATACATATAAGACTATTTTTAATGATGAAAAAGATCCAAATAGTGATAGATTAAATTTAACAGAATTATGTGAAGTAAAATCTCATGCAGAAGTATCTGAAGATCCTACTACGTATGTTGGTTCTGGTACAGAAGAAAATGAAGTTATAATAGAGCGTATTTATTGGACAGATAATAAAAATGAAATACGAAGTTTTAATTTAGGTTTATTTTATTATGTAGAAAAATACACTTCAGGATTTGATTATGCTGCTACTACTTATACAGCAACATTATCTAATGGAGTTAAAATGCAAAATTTTTACTCTGTACATAATATGTCTTTAGAGCCTGATTTGCAAATGGGGCATATAGAGCATTATGAGCTTGTTCCAGGAACTTTAAAGTCTGGACAGTATATGTATTCATATAGAATGTTAACTTTTGATGGTAAAACTTCTAATTGGCATCCTGTTACTAATAAAATGTCTATAGTTGATTCAGATCATGATGCTACTAATATGAATAAATATCATTTTACTAGTGTAGGTGAAGAAACTAGCAAAGGAAATTGTTTATATGTTTATATACCTGATGATAGATATTTTTATTACGAAGTAGCTTATGTTTATTATAGTACAGAACTTATAGCACAAGAAGCTAAAATATTTTATAAAGGTTTATATGGCGATAATATTATTGGTGTTGGCAGCGAAATACATAAAGTAGAGCATATATCTAATACAGGTGATGCTATAACTACATTAGAATTACAACAACAATATATACCAGTAGAAAAAGCTAAAACAATAGCTATAAAAAATAAAACATTTTTAGCAGCAAATTATAAAGAAAGAAAACCTTTAGAGCTTACTCAAGCTCAATTAAATGGAATAGCTGTAAAGCCACATTTTAGATTAATGCACTCAGATCCGACAGACAATGTAAATAGTTTGCCGATTATGCATCATAATACTAAAACAACAACTTTATGGAAAACAATGTACAAAAATAGAACAGACAATAGGTTAGATAGTAACACCTTGTATTCTAGAAGTACATATAGAAACTATAAAAGTTTACAAATAGAAACATCTTTTAGTGGATATTTTCGTGGTGAAACATATCGTATAGGAATAGTATTGTATGATAAAAAAGGAAAACCTGGATTTGTTCAACATATAGCTGATATAACAATGCCTGAAATACATGGAGATGCTACAGGTAATTGTGATTATACAGTCAAAAATCAAGGAACTCCATCGGGAACTACAACTGTATATAATACTCCTGTTGGATTATCTGGAGCTGGTGCTAACTCTCCATCTAAATATAGCGAACTTGGTAACGTTACTGCATATCCTTTAGAGTATCAAGGATCTTTAACTTTTGGAAATGAATATAGATACGATATAACTCCTGGCAATAATGCTCCTACAGATGTTCCTGGTGTTCATGTAGGCGCAGAAGGAGCTATACGTATAATGGGATTAATGATAGACAATATAGATCTTTCAAATGTTATTGATGACATAAGTGGTTTTGAAATAGTAAGATCAGCTAGAGATCCTAAATCTATTGGTAGAGGATTAATGTTACCAACTGTGTATAGAAATACTGGATCTATAACTGGCGGCACATACCCAACTCCTACATTCTACTATATACACAATAGCACAACATATACAGCAAGTAATGGTATGCAAGCAATACTTCCTACAAGTGGTGGCAGTCAAAGTTTTACTAAAGCTGGTGGTGGAAATATAATGTATTATAGATCTAAAACATTTAATTTAATAGCTCCTGATTTAATGATGTCAGATGACTATAGTATAGCTGCTAATGATAAAGTAAGACTAGAGGGATCATTATGGCAATCAGGAGTGTCTGCTGGATCACAAGCTCAAATAGAACTAGGCTCTGCTAGTAATGCTAATGACCATTTTTATGTAAAGCTTTATAATGACAGTCTTGATTCTTATCGTAATTTTATGACAGATTATAATGGTAGTGCATTTACAACTACAGCATTATATGGTACAACTACATTAAAATCTTTTGCCAAAGCTGGTTCTGGAAATAGTGTTGCTGCTTATGACCCTAGCAATAGTGATTACATATTTAGAAATTATTATCAAGGAGATAATTCATCGGCAGAATCATTAAAAGATTCTTCTACTGGAACAGCCTATCAAGGTTTTGCAGAGTTTAATAATTTAGAATCTCATGCTTATGGTGCTAATGATAATGTTATTATTACTGTAGAAGATTTTGTATTAGCTAAACAAAATAGAAACTTAGGATCTGCCAATAAAGATTATATGATTGAGTTTCCTATAGCTTCTATATATAGAGATGGTGGTGGTACTTATAATGGAATAAGCGAATCTAGTTTTGCCGCTACAAATTATGAATCTATAGGTGAGTTTACTGCTATAAACGCTGATGTTAAAACTAAAATACATAGTGGTGGTAATTACATTTTAGATGGAAGAGAAACATTTGGTGGTGATTGTTACTTAGATTTATTTGCATATACTCAAATGATACCTAGATATATGTATGGTGCAGATTGTGCAACGCCTTCAAAGCAAACACATTCAAGCGTAGATTATTATTATGACTTTGCTGCAAGTGCAGTTTTTCCAATGGAGTCTAAGTTTAATTTTATGTTACATAGAACAGAAGATGGCTTTGCTGGTGTTGGAACTAAATCTCAATATGAAACAGAAGAAGGTGAGCCAAGATCAGGATTATCTTCGTTTGCTGATGGATTATTAGTTGCAGAAACTTCTTGTCATTCTCCAAAAACAGAACAATTTACAGATACAGGATTAGGGCATTTTGATAATAGTGAATTTAGAAAAACGGTAAAATCTGTAAACTATAGACAGTTTTTAAGATTTCCATATTCTTGGATTTGGTCATTATCTAAAACACATGGAGAGTTAATAGATAACTTTTCAAGATTTCCAATAGCTAATAAGTTAGACCTTGAAGGTAATCATGGTGAAATAACATCTAATGGTGAAGCAAGTGATATGCTTATATCATTTCAAGAAAATGCATTTGGTAGACTACCAGTAAAAGATAGAGCTGTATTAGGTTCAGGCAATACAAGCTTAGTAATAGGAGATGCAGACTTTATGAATCGTATAGATTACGTGTCTACACAATATGGGAATAAAAGCCAATTTAGCCTCACAGGAGATGGTAGGACATTGTTTTGGGTAGATGCTACCAATGGTAAGGTTTGTAGCTTTAATGGCGGTAATTTCCAGCTTTTAAGCGATGTTAAAGGATTACATGACTATATAGAAACAATAGCACAAGATTTTTACAAGCAAGGCGACATACATGCTGGTTATGACTTTAAAAATCAAGAAGTTTACTTTACGTTTGTTGCTCCATATGCAAACCTATCTGCACATACTAAAACGTTTTTATCAGAAACAGGAAGATCTGCATCTAACTTGACAAAAGTAGGAACTACTTTAGTTTACAATAATTACTTAGGGGTGTTTACAAGTTTTTTAACTGCTGTTCCTAATATGTGGTTTAGTTTTGGAGATAATTTTTATAGTGACAGAGCTAATACTGAAACTACAGCTTTATCTGCTGATGCTGTAAAAAATGTGTATATTTATAATGAAGATATTGAATGTAATTTTTTCGGTACTAATTATGATAGTACAATAGAAATTATAGTCAATGATTTATCACAATTAAGTAAAGTATTTGACAACTTGGTATTAAGCGTAAATAGAACTGGTTATGATAGATTGAGTAGCGTTGTAATGACTACAGAGTCAGATACACAGACTTTAACTTTATCTTCTGATACTAGAGCTAAGTACAGAGAAGATTTTTACCGTATGCCAATGAGGGCAGTAAATGATCCAAATAGATTAAGAGGTAGGTGGGTATCGGTAAAATTAATATTTGATAATGCATCAGATAAAGATGTAGTATTAAATACTTTAGAAACAAAATATAGAATTTCAAGAAGAGTATAATGAGTAGTCTACCAGTATATCAGTCGTTTGATGCTATAAAGCAAGCAGAAGATACAATAGCCAATAGAGAAGCTTTAGCAGCCGCAGGTTCAACTGCTGGATATGTTGCTGGAGGAATAGGAGCAACGGCAGAACTAGCTTCTATGTTAGCTCCAGAAGGAAGTACAGCTAGTAATGTTTTAGAATATGGCTCTGGTGTTGCACAAACTGGTGTAGGTGTAGGTTTAACATTATCAGGAAATCCAATACAGGGTGTTCCTATGATATTACAAGGAGTAGGAGATATAGTAGGAACGGCAAAAAGCCAAAAATCAGAAAGAGAGCAAGAGGCTATAAGACAAGAACAAGAAAAACGTTTTTTACAAGCACAAAGCACAGCTCAGATAAATCCTTTATATGCAAAAGATGGAATGAAAGTTCCTAAAGATCCTTATAGTTATGCTGAAAATTATTTAGAGGATATTAAAATTCAAAATTTAAATTTACAACGATCTCAAGAAACTCCTGATGCTAGTATTAATATGAATACTTATTCTAGATTGGGATACAATAGACCTTTTGAAAGAACACCAAATATTAAAGATATTGTTTCTGGCTTTACAGGCACTTTAGGAGTACAAGGTCAAGGATACATGCCTTTAGGTGATATAGGTTCTGCTAATTTAGGATATGATGCTTCAGCTACATTATCTAGTCAAGGTTTATCTGGTCAAGGAAATATTAATTTATCAGCAGATATAAATCCTAATGATAGATTAAATATTGCTCCTTATGCTAATATTGGTATTAATTCTTTTGGAACAAATGTAGGTGGTGGCGTTAGAGCAACATACAATTTTGAAAATGGCGGTAAAGTAGATCCTCCTAAAAAAGAAATGACAAGGGCAGAAAGAGTTTACAATTTAATTGCTCCTACTGGTTATACTGATTTGGGAAACTATGTAAACGCATTAAAAATAGATACTGATGAAGATGTTCCTTTAAGAACAGCAATGACAGATCCAAGAGGTGAAGAAATGTATAAACAATATTTAGGAATAAATAAAGAATCTCAATATTTAAAACCTTCAAAATACAAACCTTCTAAAAGTAAAAATCCTAATGATCAATATTATTCTTTAGATGAAGAGTTTGAAAAATCAATAATATCATCATTAGTTGGTAATAGGTTAAAAGTAGGAGAAAGTAAAAATTTTAGCGAAATAGGAGATCTGCCAGGGGAATTTGATGAAAGTTATAAGCCTAAAAATATGAGAAGCAGTTATTATCCATATAATATCTGGTCAGGATTAGGAAATTTTACAGTTAGCAAAGGATTAGATGAATCGGGAAATGAATATTATTCTTATTATGACAAATATGATTTTCCTGAATATATTCAAAAAGGAGCTTTAGGTGTTAGAGGCTTAGAAGGCAATCCTTTTGAAATATATGGAAGAATACCAGCAGAAAAAATAGATAACTTTTATAGAAAAGTTTCTTTTAAAAATGGAGGAAAAGTTTCATATTTAGATCAATTAGATATATTAACACAATGAATACTCAAAAATTACATGGAGCTAGACATAGCGAAGGCGGTATTAAAATAGAAGCTGAAGGTGGTGAAAGAATCTTTAGTAGAGAAGATACGGCAAAAATAGAATCATTATCTAAGCAAAATAAATTTGAAAAGCTAGGTAAGTTTATTAAGGGAGCTATGCAAACACAAGATAGTAGACCTCCTATGTATGCTGAACAAGGCATGAAAGTATTTAATCAATACAATAATGAATTACCATTTGTGCTATCTCCTAAAGAAATGGAAACTTTAAATCAGTTTGCTGCAATGAATAATACAATGTCTTATGAACAGTTTATGGAAGCAGGTGGTAAAATAGCAAGCATAACTCAACAAATGATAAAAGCAAATCCTAATAATGCTGCATTAAAGAATAATAACCCAGGAAATATAATGTATTATTCTAAAGATAAGCAAGGTAATTTAAGTAAAACTCCATCAGGATATGCTAAATATTTGTTAGATCAAGGATATGAAATTGAAGCAGGATCATCTAACCAAGATGGTCAGTTTATAAAATTTAAAAACTTAGAAGATGGCATGGCTGCTAAGTTAGGTTTTTGGAATTTTGTTACTTCAAAAAACACATATGGAGGTCAACCTGTAGATGGCATGACTTTAGATGAGGCTTTATCTTTATATAGTAATGCAGGTTATACTGCTAAAGATTTAGGTTTAGGAGAATTTGCAGATACATATATATCAGAAATAACACAAGATGTATGGAATAAAGTATCAGCAAACCAAATTAAAAGAGAAGATGGTGTAATGTATAAACATCTTTTTGGAACTTCTCAACCTAATGATATAGATTTTTCTAATTTTTCAACTACTCCTGTTCAAACCGAAACTCCTGTAAATCCTTTTGAAATAGAAGAAGGATTTAATATAGTTAATGCAAAAGGAGAAAAAATTGGAGAAGTAGAAAAAAGTCCTACGGTTAAACAAGAAAAAGAAATTGAAACTACATTAGAAGCAGATACAGTAGGAAGTGAGGAATTAAAAGAAAAAGAAAAAAGAAATCTTGCATCTAAAGAAATAGGTAATCGGCAAAAACAAATAGAAGAATTAGAAAAAGAAAAACAAAAGTATTCTGATCAAATAAAAGGTACAACTACAGCATCTCCAGAACATCGTAAGGCATCTCGTTTAAAACAAAATGTAGAAGATCAAATTAAACAGTTGCAAGATGAAATAGATTATTTAGGTAGTCCTATACATTCTACAGCTTCTGGAAAAATTTATGGTAGCATAACAGATGAAGATAGAAAACTAGCTAATGAATCATTAAAGCAAGAATTTGAAGATTTTTATTATGCAGATGAATCTAAAGTAAATAGAAGAACAGGTTTTGGTGACGATACCGAAAACACTAAATTACTTTATGATAAAATTCGTAAAAGAATAGCTGACTCTGATTCATTTAAAAATAAAAACTTATCAAAAGAAGACGCTGATTTTCTTTTAGACGCTTTAACGTCTGAAGCGTTTATGTCTTTAGAGGGTAGTGGAGAAGAAATTATTAAAAATGTATTAGGAATAGAAGATACTAAACTTCAAGATACACAGCTAGAAGATTTATTACAGGATGACAGAGGAAAAAATGTATCGTTAGCTTCTACTAATAAAGCTTATAATGAGTTTAGAAATCAATATATTAATCCTCGTACTGGCAAACAAGCTAAATATCAACAAGACATAAATAAAACTTTAAATTTAGTTTCTCCAAGTCAAGATAATCTTACAGCTACAGGAGCTGCTGTAGATCCTAATAAAGTACCTAGTGGACAACAAGTACAATTAGCCGCTCAAAAAATATCTCCTGTTAAAAAACAAGATGAAGAAGATAAGGCAGCACAAGCAATGCAAATTGCAGCTAAAAAAGCAGAAGATGATGCTAATAAAGATTTTCTTCAATCATTAAAAGATTATGATCCTAGTTTTACTGGAGAGGCTACAACAACTTATGAAGATTTATTTCAAGATGATAGAACTACTGGTCAAAAGTTTAGACAATCATTATTAGATAATGCTGTTAATATCGCACAAGTAGTAGGCGGTATTAAGGGTGCGGCAGAGCCAATGCCAAGATTTATGATAAGTCAAGAACTTATAGATCAAGCTAAAAATTTAAATCAAAGAGCGCAAACAGGATTAACGGCAGAAGAAAAATCTAAAATGCTTAGTGATGCTACAGATGCTGAAAGGTCAGCTATGAACGCTATGACTAAAAGTGGATTATCTAGTGGTCAAATATTAGGTATAGCACCACAATTGCAACGGCAAACACAAAAGCAAAAACTTAATATAGATATATTAGACCAAAAAACTAGAGAGCGTTATGAAGATAAGGCTATGAATATGCAAAAGTATTTAAATGACCTTAGATATCGTACTCAGTTTATGCCAGACTATCAAGAAACACAACAACGTACTCAAGCCGCAGCACAAACTGCACAGGCTGGAATACAAGGCTTTCAAGATTATATGGGTTATCAAAGAACTTTTGGAGAAGGTACTCCTTACCAAGCTTTACAAGAAGCTACAATTAAAAATATAATTTCTAATGTAAGAGCTGGAGAAATGGCTACTAGCGCAAATATGCAACAAGCTGATTTTATAGATCAACAAAATCAAGCAATAGCAAGTTTTCAAGCTATGAGTCCTGACCAACAAAAAGCATTTAGAGATAATCAATCAGGAAAAACACAAGAAGAAATATTACAAGCATTAATAAATCCATAAACAATGGCAGTAAATTATAGTGTATATAATGCATTAAGAGTAAGACCACAGTTTGATAAACAGGCTGCTGTAGCGCAACAAAACATGTCTTATTTGTCTGAGCTTAACAGAATGACTGAACGGCAAAATCAACAACGCTTACAGGCAGAACAAGCTATTAGTAAAAGTCTTACTGAGTTTGATCAAACAGAAGGTTTAGAAAGAGATAAGCAAGCATTGTTAGAACGCATAAAAAAAGAAGAAGAACGTATTATAATGGGTATACGTAATTCTGGTGGTGATGCTAATAGGTATATTAATAGTGGAGGTCTTACCGATCTTAGAAAGTATTATACTAATATTAAAACTAGTGAAGAGTTAAACACTACTCTTAATAATAGAAAAATAAACAAAGATTATCAAGATGCTATAAATCAAGGTAAACTTGCTGTACCTATTGTAGAACAAGATGAAAATGGTCAAAATAGATTAGTTACATTTCAACAGCAATTAGATGAATATGAAGCTGGTCAAAGGGAAAAACTACAATGGCAAGGCGCAGAAAGACCAATACCTTTAGATCCTTCAATGTTTAGTAGAATACCTAATCCTAGAAATCCTTTATCTCCAGGTTTTGTAAGTGTAGATGAATTACAAAATTTTTATATGTTAAAAGGTCAAAATCCTTTATTAGCTAATATTCAAGCTGAAAAATCTAGAGTAGGTAATTCAGAATATACTCAATATCAATATGGTATTGATAAAAATGCTTTAGCTATGCAACGAGCTAAACAAAATGGTTTAAAAGCAATATTACAAAATCAAAATGCATTAAAACATTATCAAGCTCAATACTTGCAGGGTGAACAAGCTAGAGATGATCAAGATGCATTTTATTATACTATAGATCCTGGAAGTAAAGCAGAAGTTACTAATGAAGCTATATTAGATCCAAATAAACGTTATGAAAGAATAACAGAAAAAATGTCTAATATTCAGTTTACAGATAAAGCAATGTATAAAAACTTTATGGAGCTATATAACTATGATCAAAAAGAAAAACGCATGGATTTAGGTGATTGGCAAAAGAAAAATTTGCCAGCATTTATGAAAAACAATGATGGTAGTTTAAGGCAAATTGATTTAAATAATAAAGACATTAAGTTTTTAGATGTTGAAGCTGATCCTAGTTTTGTTCAAATACTTAGAGAAGAAAATTTTCCTGGACAATTTACAGGTGAAGCAAAAGATAGAAGAGGTTATTTAAAAGTAAGAGTAAATGTTCCTGATAATATTTTAGAGGATATGGGGTTAGCTACTAGTTTTGGGATAGGAGAAGATGTGTTAGATGAAGCTCAAACTAATATAGATCAATTAGATGGTGACAGATATAGATTTGAAATGTATATGCCTGTTCCTGATCAATCTGTGTTACAAAATATTTTTTCTAAAACAGTAAAACCAGATATTACAAGTCAAGAATATGCACAAATGCAAATGCAAAATATGTTTTTAAAGAATCCATATATGGCAGATTATGGGCAAGGTTTTTTTGATAATTTTCTTAATTTAGACGAATCCGATATTTTTACATATAATCAATCTCAATTTATAAATCCTTAATTAATGGCAAACGGCATTTATAACCAAGCACCAACGGCAAACCCTAACAATAGCCAAGCTACTAATAATCAACCACAACCAGAACAACAATCAAGTGGATGGGATCAAGCACAAGATATAAAACCAATAGGTTATTATGAGGCTTTAAATAATGCTAGACCAGCTACATTACAAGAGGTAGGAGCAACTGACGATGTTTGGTTTGAAGAATATGCTGGATCAGTTTATAATGGTGCATTAGAAGGCATGGCAGCATTAGCAAGTGCGCCAGCGTTTGCAAGGGATTTAGTGGTAGATGCCAAAGATGAAGAATCATGGATAAAAGCTATTGATGATTCAATGGAAAAATTAAAACAATCAGATTGGTATTATAAGTCATATTTTAAAGGTCAAGAGGATCAAATGACTATGAATCCTTTTGATGAAAACTTTAATAAGAATTATGCTGCTGGTCAGTTTGGTCATTTTTTAGGATATGTATTACCAATGATAGCTGGCGGCTCTGGAGTAACTGCTGTAGGTAGATCTTTAGGATTAGGCGCACAAGCATTACGAGGTACAGCAATGATGAACAATGCTGTTACTATGTCTGGTATGGGTTATCAAATGGGATATCAGGCAGCTAAAGAAGCAGGTTTAGATCCTCAACATAGATTAGGTTTTGCACAAGCTTACGCTGGAGGTATGACAGCTTTGTTTGGCGTAGGTATGCCTTTAGTTACAGGTAAAGCTTTAACTGGTACTGCACCTGGTTTAATTCCTAAATCTATAATGGAAAAAATAGGTAATGGAAGTAAAAAAGCTGCATTAGAAGCTATTAAAAAGTTTAAAGGCAAAGGTAAAACTGTAGATGTTATTAATGACATGGTTATTCAGGCAAATAAAAACAATGCTAGAAACTTTTTTAATAATGTTGTTAAAGACATTAAAAGTTTTGGCAATGAAAGTCTTAGGTCTGGAGCAATGTTGGGATCTTTTACCGAATATGACTATGCTTCAAAAGCAATAAATGATGTAGTTATTGATCATTTTGATTTATATAAAGATTCTAATGTTAGAAAGTTTGATGCTGAAAAATATTACACAACAGCTGAAGGTATTAATCAAAGAGGAAAAGACTTTCTAGGATCTGCTTTATTTGGATTTATAGGTCATGGCTTTAACAAAGCCTTTTTAGCTCCAGCAGGAGCAGCAGCGACAGCAGCAGGCGTAAATCCAATGGCTCCTAAAACTGGTTTAGGTAAACAATACCAAAACTGGAAAAACGAAAAACTAGGTGTAGCATTTGACAATATTAAAGCACAAGAACTTAGAGGTCTTGTTTTAAAAAGCCGTAATGAAAAGGGAGAAATAGATGAGCTTAAATTACAAAATGGCTATAAAAAATATTTGAACGGCATAGAGCAATATGTAAAATCTGGTAAAATAGAACAAGCAGATTTTGACAATATAAAGTTAAATTCTGATAGGATGCTTGAATGGGTTAAAACCTTACCTAATGCTGATAGTAATGCATTTATGCAAGCATGGCGTTTACAGGATAACTATAGATCTATAGAAAGTATTGAGCGTCAACTAGAAGGTAGAGTAGACGAAGCTTATATCAAAGATATTGCCGACTTTAAAAAAGAATCGGGAAACTTATTAAAAAATATACGTACAACACAAAAAAAATTAAAGTACTCTGATTTAGAATCTTATGAAACGTTATTGAAAAACATATCAGAAGGATTACCTAAAAAGACTAAAAATTATGTTTTAGATTATTTTGAAGACATAAAAGCTGCTAGTACAAATCAAAGTATATCTAA